AATAGCCTTAACCAAAGTCTTAATTCGGTCTTCTCTTTCTTCTGCTGACTTAAAGCCAGTAAAAGGTGTATTAGGGTTTGCACCAAAAGTAACTGCTGAACCTTCCCAAAGTTTTACTTCGTAGATTGCATCAATTTCTTCTCCCATATCTGTGTTTTCTTGTGATTTTATTACCTGGTAACCAATAGAGTGTTGAGTAATTACACCATCTCTATAAAGTTTTAAAGCATCTGCACCCCAAGTTGTATCGGTCATTTTAGCTTCAAAGTATAAACCAAAGTTATCTTCTCTTAAAACCATTAGTTTCCCTAAAGGCTTATAAGTATCGTGTTGCCATAAATATGCAATTTCGGGCTTTGATGAATCTGGTCCTCTTTCTGCGATAGTCTTTGTAAATGCTCCCGGCATTATAACATCCCCATCTAAATCAATAGAATTGAATTGTGAGAAATAACCTGTAACTACTCCTGTTGCTACATCAAGGTCTTTAATAGTAGCATCGTAATTTTTGAAACTTATATTTTTCATAAGCGATTAATTTTATAGTGTTTAAAAAAGAGTGGATGTTTTACCACCCACCCTAAAACCAAAACACCAAACTATGATAGTACAAAGATACTAACTTTTTTAGCAATTATTTATATATGATATTATTTTCCTTATCTAACTTTGCTTTTGTAAGCATCGTGCATTTGCAATTTGCGTTATTCTCTATTCCACCTGCTGGGTCGCCTGGATGTTTCATCATTCTACCATCAGCGTTAAACTTCTTATCCAAGTCAATAGTCTTACCACTTAAAGCTATGTGCCAATCTCTCGGCATCTTTGGATGGTCGTGCAACCAGGTCTTTTCCATTTCAATAGGCATCAATTCACTTTGAGTAAATTTAGAAGCATTAGTTACCATTAAAGATTCAGTCCTTGCAATTAATCTTGCTCTTGTCTTTGACATCCCTACTTCTTTAATCAATCTTTTTTCTGCTCCTCTAAAGCCTTCGTTATTTTGTAAAGCAGTTTGGAATGCTGATTGAATTCTTTTTAAACTTGTTGCGTTAATATCTTTTATGTGCTGACCGCCTATGGTGTTAAAGTATTCTTTTAAAGCTGCATCCATTATAGGATTCTCAAAGCCTACACCTATTGTAGCTTCAGGAGGTAAGTTAGCCTTAAGCCATTTAACATAACCTCTTGATTGTTTATTCCAAGCAGTATTATAAAAAGTTTGCATAGCCGTTGAAATAGGTACACCTGTGTAAAGCATCCCTGCAATAGAATTAGTAAACGCAACCGATTCCGATTCGTTTAAAGCATCTATAATAGGCTGAATAGATTGTTTTAAGGCTTTAGAGAACAAACGATAGCCGTAAGTCTCTAAATACTTTTGTAGGTTAGTGTCAAATTCTTCTTGTGTCATTATAACGCTTTATCCGCCATTCCTAATTCGTCCAGGTAAGTTAAGTTTGTAGGAACTAAAATTCTGTCCATATCAGCTTCATCTATTCTATCGTAATTCATAGCAGTTCTTTTTTCGTTAGGAGTAACCCACCAAGATTCCTTCATTTGTGCAACTATCTTCTCCATATCCTTTTGCATTTCAGGAAACGCTTGAACATCGTAGTCAATATAATACTCTACACCATCTCTCAAAGAGTAATATAAAGCAACCTCGTTAAACATACCTCTAATCATATTAAGAATAGGGATAACCGTATTAGTTACTAATCCTTTATAAGCCATTTCCTTATTGTTATAAGAAGCCGAATCAGTAGCCATTAAGATAGGGTCAACACCAAATACCCTACAAAGTGTATCTCTATCCGCTCCTATTGATTTAATAATCTCAAGGTCTGCTGGAGACATTCCGATTTGCTTATAATCTACGATACCATTGGTAGCTACAATTCTTTTATAATTATCAGCACCTGTTAGCTTTGTGTCAATTTGTTGGTTAATCTTACTAATCTGTTCTCCATCTAACATTGCATCTTTATCGCCACTAAATAAAAGACCTGCTGCACCACCGTTAATAAATGCTTTAGCCTTTGCCCTTGTACCTTCGTTTGAACTTGATACAGTTTCCCAAGCAGCCATTAAAGGACTCATTCCATAAAGTTGATTACCACTAACATTATAGTCAGGGTTAAAAAACTTAATATGGTTTACTTCGTTTACTTTAAATTCTATTTCTTGATTTCCTATTTGTAGCTTATATGCACTTATTGGCTCGAATGTACCACTACCTATGATTTGTGTGAATTGTGATGGTAAAGGGTAAAGTTTTGTTGGAACTCCTTTGTTTCTTCCAACTTCAGGCATAAACTTATAAGAATAAGCGTTACCAGTAATCTCTAAAAAAGAAACTAAAGATTCAATATACTCTTGTTGGCTTTGCATTTCGTTTGGTCTTGCAATCAGCTTATTCAAGTCAGTGCCTTCAACCTCTGTTAATCCTTTTTTAAGTAAGTTAACAGGGTTATTCTTAATTCTATTAAAACTCTTTTTGTTGTCTACTTCGTAAACATAGAAAGGAACTGAAGCAGCCTTCTTTGCAATCATATTTATAATAGCAAATACATCGGGGTTACCTTGATAGCCATTCCTTACATACGCTCTTGGATTGTTTGGAATATTAAAGAATATACCATTAAAATAAGAGAATAAAGATTGATTATATTTATTACCTGCATCACCACTTTGAGTTGGAATAAAAGCAGCTTTAATTCTTTGTATGAGATTCATAAGCAATTATTTTTACAAATTTACGATAAATTTAGATAACTTTTACATTACAACAAAGTCAAACTTCTTAAGTTCAAACCACATCCGCATCATTAAGGCATCACTTATATCGGGACTTCGACCTAAATGTTCTTTAACTTTGTCTTTAGGTAGCACCGCAAGTTTACCATCCTTATCAGCGTTATGCCTTTGCACCCACTCTAACTCTTCGGTCAATTCCTTTTTGATTGTTACATCTTCGGTTATAACCCACACTCCAGCTTCATTAATTAACTCCGCAAGTTTATAATAACATTCAGACTTTAAGTTTATGTAGTTACCGGTAAGTGCTTTGCTATTGTTAACAAATCCTTTGAATCCATAGTCGACCACACCCGAGCCGACCCCATCTTCATCGCAGATAATTTGAGAATAAGGAATAGAATGCTTTTTAGCCAAATGTTTAATGTATGCTGCTACTTCGTTGGTTGCCTTTTGAGACAACTTATGTATCTCGATAACTCTAAAGCCTGACCAAACCATTATCAAAGTTTTATCCTTACCAAATCGTGCAATATCGGCTGATATGTAACCTTTACCGTTTGGAATATGCTCATTAGTAAATAAGTCAATTATCTTATCGTACTGTATTAAAGCGTTGTCATTGTCATCGTATTCCCAGTTACCAAATAATAAACGCTCCTTACTAAACTTATCTAAAGATTGCAGGGATTGAATATAATGCTCCGAAATATAAGGATTGTCCTGTATTAAGGATTGAATAAAGGCTTTGCTTTCGCTTATCGTGCCATCTTTTGTAGGCTTATAAAAGTTATTATAAACATATCCCTTTGCAGGGTTGCAAGTGCCGAGCATCTTTGGTATAATGTTAAATTCCGTTAGCTTATATCTTATTCTTGACTTAACTATGTTCCAGGCTTTCTCTGTTATTTGATTGCACTCATCTATGAATGCAAAAGAAATTTCAAGTGACCCAAGTTCGTCAAAATTTACATCTGAAGGATATTGAAACAAGTCTTTTAAGTAAATAGCCGAGCCATTTGAGAAAGTAATAATATTCGATTGAGCGTTATAAACATAATGCTGCCCTGCTTTTATTCCTTGCAGTTTACATACATCGTAGAACGAATTTAGTGTAGTATCTTTTAAAGTCTTAAGGACTGCTCTGCCCATTAATGCTCTTGAACCTGGATATTTTAAGCAGCATTTAATAATCCAATAAACACCAAGTGCTGATTTGCCTCCTGCTACTCCACCTCCAAATATAACCTCGCTTGTTTTGTTGTCTTCTAATCTATCGAGTGCTTTAGTCTGCTTCTTCGTTAGTATCATAGGTTTTAGTTTCATTGAAAGTAATACCTAAATCCATACCGCCTGTATGTTTTAAAGTAGTACCTAATCTTTCGGCTTCTTCAGGTGTTCCGATTAACTTATATAATCCCATTTGTAAAGTAGGGTTTTCGCTTTTATACCACTTTGAACGCATTGATGTTTTAATCTCAACTTTGTTTTTTTCAAGTGCTTCTTTTATAGTGTGGAATTCGTGTAATTTGTGATTATAAAAAGTAGTCTTATCGCAAGGTAAAAACGCTACCACATCCTCTATAAAGAACAATTTATGTTTATCAATAGCCTCTAAAGACTTTTTCTCTAATTCCTCTGTTTTATATGCCATAATCTACTCCGTTTCTTTTAATTTTTATTGTAGGGTCAAGTTTACGCATTCTGTCTACTATTACCTGGCAGTACTTTGGGTCTAATTCAATACCGTAGCATTTACGATTTAATTGGTGTGCTGCTACCATTGCAGTTCCACTACCTAAAAATAAATCTACAATTATATTATTCTCAAAACTCCAATCTTTAATAAACCAACTTGCTAACTCTATTGGCTTTTGTGTAGGATGAACTCTTTTATCGCCTTTTTCTATACTATCAAACCCCACCCATCTTTTCCAAAATGTAGCTTTTTTATGTCTTTGTTTACTCCAACATATTTCAAAATCATTACCTATCATTTCCGAATCCGCCTTATCTCTTTTTTGCCAAACAAATAATCCTCCACCTATTGGTAATTGATTAAAATAATAATCTGCACCCCACCAAAATTGTTCTTTTACATATTCAAATAAGGCATAACAAGTTAAAAAATCAAATTCTTTATCATCACCAATTACTTTATCCCACTTATAACCTTTTGCATTAGGACTTTTTTCTGTCCCTTTTAATTTAGAATAATCTGTATCTAAATTCATTCCATAAGGAGGGTCTGTAAATACCATATCAGCTTTTTGACCATCCATTAACTTTGCTACTGCATCACTATCTGTACTATCGCCACAAAGTAACCTATGTTCTCCTATCTCAAATAAATCCCCTAAAACAATATCCGTTTCTATTCCGCCTTCAGGTGCTTCAAAATCATCTTCTTCAGCTTCTAATTCTTTACCAAAATCAGGTACATCTAATCCCCAAGCATCAAGTTCTTCAGCATCCCATTCGTTAGCTAACATATTCCAATCCCATTCGCCACCGCTTACATTATCTTTAATAATAAACTGCTTTTGTTCTTGCTCTGTCAAATCTGAAACTTTAATAATTGGCACTTCTTTTAATCCAGCGTGAATACAAGCCTTTAATCTCATATTACCACCCAAGACTATCATATCATCGTTTACAACAATAGGTCTTATTTCAAGCATCTTTGGAAACTCCTTAATTGATGCTACTAATTTTGCAAATTTATCATCCTTAATTATACGAGGATTGTTTGGGTTTGACTTTACTAATTTAATGCTTACTAATTCGGTTTTCATTTTACAAAGGTAATATATTTTTATAAATCAGCTACTTTCTGTGTGTAGAGGTCAATTAAGTCTTGATAATCTGCTTTACCCATCTTCTTTGTTTGATGCCTTTTGTGTTCAAGAAAATCCATACCACCTTTACCTATTTCTTTCTCAAGTCTTTTGTAATATTCAATATAATTGCCTTTTTGAGCAATATTACATCCGTAGCATTGTGGTCGGCAGTTTTGTTCATCGTATCTTAAACTTAAAATACCTCTTGAATAAAAGTGTCCGTTCTGTATCTTTTTGTAAGGCATAACTTTATCACAAGTAAAGCACTTAACATCTAAATTCTCATCAGCGTATTTTAAGCGGATATAAGTAGAAAATATAGCATCTGCTTTTTTCTTTAAGATTGTTGTACTCATTTCAATAGAATTTTAGTGTAAAACATCTCGAACACTACTCCCCAAATAATAGAAAATAGAATTATATCAAAATAACCAAAAATAGGTTGATAGGTTACAATAGCTAAAGAAATAAAAAGTAACATCAAGGCTTTAAATAAATGCCACCCATCCGTTAAAAACGATAGCATAGTTGAAGATAAAAAAAACTTCTCCCCATTTTCCTTCTCGCCCCACTGCCATTTGTTTCTCCAAGACATATTCCAATCCCAAAACTGTCTATTCTTAAGGTTTCCAAATATAGAAACATAATACCTGGTAGATAGAACATCCATTACCGAATTACAGAATGCTGCTAATATTATAAAGATTATTGTCATAAGTTGTCATTAAAGTTACAAAAGTTCCCATTTTGGGATTTTTAAAGCTCATTATTCGTATAAATGCGTATAAATACGAATCACTTTTGAGCTACAAAGTTGTTTTTTCCACCATTACGCCTATTTTTCTTGCTTTGCGCCTATTTTTTCCACCATAAGGCTAAAATTAGATATTATTTTCCAAAGTCAATATAAAGGCTTACATTTTTCTTTTGTTTGTCATATTATAGCTTTTCAAATGTTTTGTTGTAGTATTGTTCTGCTGTTTCGTATGGCTTATCTCTAAAATGCCACGATTGATTATAGCAATTGATAATTTGTTGCTTCTCCATTTCTTTGGCTTGTCTTACAACCTCTGCTGCAATTGTTAAATTTTCCCTACTTATTAATTTATCTATATCTAATTCTGTTAATAAAAAGTCTAATGCCGTTTGTTTTTCCATTTTGTTAAATGTTTGTTGCCCTTTTAAAAATTCTCGCAAACTATCAACAACTTCTTTGTCATTTTCTACAAGTTTGCCATTTATAAAAATGTCTCCGTTTTCACAAAGTTTTAAAAGCTCTTTTGTCCCATTATTTTTTAAAAAAACAACATTTTGTTCTGATATTAATAATGGACTTGTCATTAGACTTGTTTTACTTTTAGTGTTAAATGTTTTCATTTCCCTTTTGTTTGTCGTTTAAGTTATATAATTTTTTAAATAGTTTTTTGGCCAATTGAATAATTCTCTATTTGCTCCCTTGCAAATATTTTAAATTCATTTCCTTTGGCATCCTTAAAAATAATATTAGAACTTTTTTTATTGCTAATATGAATACTTAATGTTTTTGTCCCTTTTTTTGGGGTTGCTAATAAAACTGGCTCATCTTCATTAAACTGAAATGCCCATTCAACATTTTTAAATTCTGGATTTTCTATTTTTACTTGTTCTTTAGGTTTTAATAACCTTAAAAGTGCTTGTATTGGTGTCATAGTTTTATACTCGGTTTACCTACTACCGAAAGGTTTTGGTTTGTTAAATCTTTTTTTGGTGCTTGTTAAATGTTTGCATAATTTTTTAATAAAGTTTCATTCACTTTGTCCAGTTAATTCGTTAAAAAACAGGACATTACACACTTTGTAAATATTGCAGGTGTTAAATCTTATCAATCCCACCTATACATCTTTTACAAGTCATCTATCATTTCAAGCGTTTTAACTCTTTCAGTCAATTCTGCTATAATTATTTCCGCTTCGTGCCTCAAAGTTAATAATTCGTTCCTTAATAAAGAATTTTCTCCTTCTAAATCAGTCATCATAACAAAAGCTAAATTAAGCGTTTCTAAGGCAGTTAAATTATCTTGGTAGGTCTTTGTACCTAATTTAGTTTTATTTGCCTCTAATAGCTTTATTTGCATCACTAAAAGTAAATCTGCTATCCTAAACAAAGTAGCTTGTCTAAAATCAGTCTTTGGAATCCTTTTATCAAGTTCATCCTGTAAAATAGCTTTTAATGGCTCACTTAACTCGTGTAACTTTCTCATCACTTAAAATAAACTTTTTGTCCTGCACTGGGTTAATTAAATTAATAATCTCTCTTAAAGCCTCCACATAATACTGTGAACTTAGCTTATGGATTGGTAATTGCTCAAATAATTCTAAACTAAAAAGCCTGGCTTCCGAATGTTTAGCAAATTCTTGTAGTGTCATATTTTTTCTAATAATACTTTATTGAACATATCCTTTTTTACAGTATAGCCAAGTTCTTCGTAAAGTTTTAGATACCGGTATACGGTTCTATTTGTAACATTTAAATATTTAGCTATCGTGTAAATGTTTCGTGATTTTTCTTGTAGTAGCTGCATCAATCTGATACACCTGTACATTTTGTGCTGATTCATAATTAAAAAGGTAATATTTTTGGTTTTTCAAATGTAACATAATTTCCTGCATAACTCTTACTTCCGTTAATTTCTTCATAATAACAATTCTTCCACTTATCAAAGAATAATGTAGCTTCACCTATTTCTCCTACTCCTTTAGGTTTAGTCTTTTGTACAATAATCTTCACTTCATTTCCTTGATATGGGTTCCCATCTTTAGAAACTCCAAATGGTGGTCTCCATACGCAAATCATTTGTTCTCCCTTTCTAAACGATGTTTCGCCACCATCTATAAATCGTGGGTCTGCAGGAGGATAATATTTTATTCCTGTTGCATCATCTATAACCTTTGCACCTGTTTCCCTTGCTATGTGCATAATAATTGTATGGTGGTAATTATACTCCCTTGCATACATTCTTATTTTACCTAATACCCGAGCCATATACATATCCCTTTGTTCTCCGTGTAAATCGTGCTTAACTTCATTAAAAGGGTCAGTAGTTACTGTGTCAAACTTTACTCCATATTTCTCTACCGCTTCGTGGAAATCATCTAAAGTAATATCTTTAACACCTAAATCCATAATATAAAAGTATTGGCTAACCTCTAAACCATAACGATACATTTCTTGTTTAGTAAGTCTTTGTAGCTTATTACCATCCAAGTCAAAAAATGGCTTACCTGCCCATTTATGAATAATCTCGGCAAATATTTCTGCTGGAGTTCCCGTTTCGGGACTAAAGATTAAATGTTTCCAACCTTTACTTTTTGATAAATTAATTAAGCATTCCCACCAAAATTCAGACTTACCACTTGCAGGAGTTCCGTAGATGTAAGAAGTAGCACCTTTTTTAAAGGATATTAGCTTATCCACATCCTGGAATCCTATCGTTTCGCCTTTAATTAATCCTGTATCGTAAAGCGAATCTATTTCGCCTTGTACATCGCTATATTGTTTTATAAAGTCCATTAGTAAGTAGGTTGTTGTAGGTTTACAATTGTAACTTTATTTTCTGGTTTAAACCAATTAGTAACCATAGTATTTTTCCAATTTATTACTGCTTTACCTAATTTGTTATTCCAACCAAGAGAATCATAGTAAAAATAGGCTTGAATAGCAATATCTCTTTTATAACCTGATTTAACAAAATAATCTATAACTTCATCTTTAGTAGGAGGAATAAATTCAACATCAACACTACTAACTATTATATTTACTTTACTTTCTTTTACTTTACTTTCTTTTAATGGTTTTGTTTTGCTTTCGTTTAGGTTATGGTTTAGGTTATGGTTTAGGTTATTTTTAGGTTCTTCTTTTGTTGGTCTACCACCTTTTTTACCATTTACAATACCATTAAGCCTTTTTTTGTTCATTTCATCCATTCTATCATTTAGACTGTTTGAATAAAAATAACCATCACATTCTACAAATAATCCAACCTTTATAGCATCATTTATAAAATTTTGCAACTTTATAGCATCTACCTGGAGTATGGATGCAAGGAGGTCAATACTATCTTTGTTTGATTCAAATTTAAAATCGGTTGTTTCTCTTAAAGTTTCAATAATACCCCAAAATAAACCAATTCCTTCCCAGCCGTAGATGTATTTAATCTTTAGCATTTTTATATCCCTCGAAGCCGAACTATCGTGCGAGAAATAATAAGCATCCTTTTTATGTGCCATAAATTTTAAAAAAAAGAAACCCATCGGTTGAGAGTTTCGACGGGTTCCAGGTTAATTAATAACCATTTGATAATATTTAACAAGCTCTCAACTTCTTATTAAATATCTTAATACATTACAAATATACTACTTCTTTCGCAATTTAAAGTATTTATCCAGCTTTTTATTTAAAGAAGATAAAGGTACATTAAACTTCTCTGCATAATGCTTTATAGCCTTCCCTTCAACTAAATACAACTTTAAAAAGTCGTTAAAAATAGCATTCGTTTCTAAAGTTACTTTCTTGGTTTTAAGGTGCTTTGTTCTTATTCCTTTGGCTCTTAGGACTTCTCTTATTCGCTTTTGGGATATGTTATACTTTTGGCTTAAATCCTCTATTGTAACATTCGCAGTTCTATATTCTTCCAAAAAGTCCACTAAACCCTCCTTCCAAATAAAGTATATAATGTTTTGCTAAATCTAACTTTAATTTTACTATTGCTTTTGGGTTTTTTTGAGTTTGTTTTACATAACTCTCAATACTTTCAATAAAATTATTAATTCCTTGTTCTTCTATTATTTTAGCAGCACCAAGTATTTTATATGTTTTACCCATACCGTATTTAATTGCACATTTATTAAATACTTCTACTTTTTTTTCTTCAAATGTTTTAGCTTTCATTATTTTAGTTTTTGGTTTTTATTTTAAAATACTAACGCTGCTCGTTAGCACTTGGGTGTTAATCTTCTGCTAAAATTGTTAAACTTTCCCCTAATATTGCGCAGACACCTCTTATCTTTGGTGCAAAAAGAACGCTTGCAGCAGCACCAATTTCTTTAATTAAAAGGGTAAACTATTGTCTTCTTTAGGTGCTTCTTCTAACTTACCTAATCCCCATACTACTTTACCATTACCCATATAAGTTTTAGGTGCTTTAGCATCTCTTTCTTCTTTAGACTGGTTTAAAGTAATTGAAACATTGTTACCAAACTTATCATTCTTATCATCTACGATAATAGACAGGTTTAAA